GCCCAAGTCGACTTGTACGAAACGGTAAACTTCGTTTGCGGTTCACTATCATGTGGCCCATCCGGAGTTACTTCCCATAAACGGGTTTTGTAACTTGCCGATCTCCTAACCTTCAGTTCGTCTTTACTCTTATATGGAGTTTTGACGTCCGGAATGAAAGGAGCGGAAGCTATTATGTCTTCCAAGCCTGTGTGGCTTGTTGGATATAATAGTAGTCTGGTTTCATGAAGTCTTTCGCATACGCGATAAACAACGTGTTCCATGACTAAGTTCCGTTGGGTCAGGCGCTGCCATGGCCTGCCCGATACTTCTTTAGAATATAACTCTTGAGTTTCTTCTACTGCAGTATCGACTGTCCTCTGGAGTTGTAGGAGAAGACTTATGTCTTTAAAACCTTCAACTGCTTGAATTTTCTTCAAGCGCCATGGGCTGTATTTATTATACCCCGAATCTTCGGGCTTAATGATACCGTCCACTGGGTCAGAGGCCAGTAACCAAAATAATCTCTTATTCTTTTTATTGGAGAATAAGTCGATTATCATGGCTGGGATATCGGGTCCTAGGTTATACCTATTCCTTACCTTGATCATAGTCGTATTAAACGAATATGGATCAGATAAGTCTCGGATCAAACCTGGTGTCAAGGGGGTGATGTTTTCGCCTCTCATGAATAGCATTTTTGCTATCTCAGCACCAGAGTTATCCGATGCATAAGGAGTGGTGATAGTTTTACTTTCGTTGATGGTTAAGCCTAAGCTTTCCATTGTTCGTTTGTAATTAACTGACATCGCCCTATCCGTAATGATGACATCATCACCAATTAGTCTATATGACTCTTTGGGTTTCGGTACACCAGCTTTATGAGCTGAGTACTCGCAAACAAGGTGATGGGCTAGCGCGAATAAAGGCCAACTGCTGTAGGCTCCCATTGGTTGCCCGCAGTTGTAGGTTATCCGTTCGCCTGACCACGCGATTGTAAATGTTCTCTTACTTAGTAAGGTCCATAAACTCTCGAAAAGATCGTGATTCGGAACTAAATACCCAAGCAATGCTTGTTGTATTATAGCTGGAAAACGATCAGTGGCGGCTGACAAGTCTGCACAGTAGATGAAAGATTTCTCTTTCGTTTTCTGTTGCGCATACTTTCCCACACTTTCGTGTGAGAATGTACCGTCCGATACGAGATCACTTAGACTCTTCATAAGAGCTTCGTGCAGCGGCTTCAAACACCGTTGACTATAGTAATCAATAATCGCTATAGTTCTCGTCTTTCCAGATTTCTCAGGAAACTGAGTTATCTTGGAATGGATAGCTTTTAAGTTTGTAAACAAGCTTAAAATGCTAAACCTCGTCGGAAACTTGTCCTCTAGCTCTCTTTCAACTGTTTGGATTGCTCCAAACAGCTTGGGAGATCTCATTACAGCCGATAGATCAGATGCACTTTCCAATAAAGCGTGCCCATTCGGGCCATTCTTTACTGTTAGGTGATAGTCCATTTCCGGAAAACGTAATTTGATTTTACATCTCTTTACGAATTTTGGTATGTACTGTATGAGTTCCTCGACGACCGTCTTGTCAGCTTTACAGCTTTCAATAACGGTGCTCAAATCTTTCGAGATGGGCAGTCGAAGATCCTCTACAGACCTTGTTACGCTTAAAGCGAACACTGTCTCTAGGGGGTTTTCTGATCGCAAATAAGGCTTAATAACCTTAAATGCTTTCGGAAAATTCTCATCATCTGATTTTGTCCATGGTATTGCCTGTATGTTTTGGAACAGAGCATATTGCTCTGAGATACTGTTAAGCTCTTTCATGAACTTAATAGCGTCTTTCTTCCCTCTCGATTTTAATCGATTGTGAAAGATTTCCTTCCATACTGCAATGATAGGAACCACGTTAACGTTATTTAGTTTCGCTAAGCCAACAATAGCTTTGTGATACTTATTTAACATAGCGTGTCTCCCTTATGTAAAGTTTGAC